AAGAATATATAGCAAGAGCGCGTTGTAACGCCGACTTCGTCCAAATGCACTACGCATTACACGGAGCCGACACCAAAGAAGCGCAAGACAACTTATTGAAAGATATGAGAGAGCTTGGCTACGAAATTACAGAGAGCGGTAAATCAAGATGTGGTTATTACTTCCGTCCAGACGGAACCTGCGCAAATTGCGACACACATATTGATAGCCCGCAACAACGCAACGACTATAAAGCATATAGCTAAGAAGCTTGGGCGCTTTTGAAAGAGAGCGCCTTGTGGTTCTTAGAACCGAAAGTACAAACTAAAAATGAAAGGAGTAATCAAATGATTACTGCACAAGAAGCTATCAATAGCTTAAACAATATTGAAAATAAATTCGTTGACCATTTTTGCGAAAGCGAAAGCGGGTTCAACAACTTAGGCGAAGCGGTTTACCACTTCGACTTAGTAAGAATCAACGACTTGGGAAAGCAATTTGCTCAAGACGAAAGCTGGTATGGTCCAGTACAACAAATCAACCCACTAAGAATCTATAACTATATGAGATTCACAATGTATGGTGGAATCATTTTCACAAGCCAAGATTGTGAGAACGATAACAAAGACGGGTGTTGTTTACCAAATTGTTGCGCTTATTCTTTGAGTGAGGGCAAGCTTTGTAAAGATTACAACCACGAACAATATTCAACCTACAACGGTTAGAAGCTAGGCGTCATTTTAACGAGTGGCGCTTATGGTTCAAACCGAACCAACAGTAAAAGTAAACTAAAAGAAAGATGAGGTACCAAAAATGGTAGCAAATATAGAAACAATGTTCTCAGCTAAGGAAACTCCTTGGCACAAATTGGGAACAATTACAGACGGCGTCTTAACAAGCGCCGACGCAATAGTAAAAGCTGGACTTGATTGGAACGTCGTATTAAAAGACTTGTATTACACCAGTGATACAACTTTCGGCGCTGAACATAAAGCTCCAAGCCATTACGCAACCGTACGAGATAGCGACGAGAGTTGCTTGGGTGTTGTCGGCAACCGATACACACCAGTACAAAATAGCGAAGCGTTTAACTTTATGGACGCTTTAGTAGATAGCGGTGAAGCTAAATACGAAACCGCTGGAAGCATAGCTAACGGTAAGATTGTTTGGATTCTTATGAAACTAGATTCTCTAGAAAACAATTCATTTGAACCAGACGTATTCGAGCCTTACGTATTGCTTTCAAATTCTCACGACGGAAGTAGCGCGCTTAAAGTTACAATGACACCAGTAAGAGTTGTGTGTCAGAACACTTTGCGTATGGCTCTTAACGGAGCTTCGCAACAATTTAGTATGCGACATACTTCTGGAATTGCAGGCAAAGTTCAGCAAGCAAGAGAAACATTAAACTTCGTAGGCAAATACTACGGAGCTTTCCAAGATGAAGTGAACAGACTTATTGACAAAGAAGTCAATGACAAAGAGTTCAATGACATTATGGAAAAATTATTTCCAAGACCAAGCGACGAGGAAATGGAAAAACCAAGAACCGCAAATAACTACGAAAGAGTTATCGGCGACATAACAAAGAATTGGAACGGCGAACTTCATAAGGGAACCGCTTGGGGCGTTATTAACGCTTTCAATTCCTATGAGTTATGGAATCAAAGAAGTCGTGGGGACAAGTTAGAGCGACAAGCCAAGAACTTTATCAACGACGGACAAACACTAACTCTCAAAGCACAGAGATTAGTTAACGCTTTGTAAAGAGCTAGGGCGCTTATTCACGTAAGCGCCTTATGGTCTTTACGACCAGAAAGATGAGGTAAATAATTTATGGTAAAATTAAATTATTGCGTTTATAAAAACTCAAAAGCTAGGCAAGAACAACACCCTTATAGCGCTATCCAATCGGATATTCACTACATAGGTTCAGTTGAGCTTGAACAGACTTTGAGTAATTCCGCTGAAGTAATCCAGAACTGGATTAACAGGGAAGTAAAAATATATAACAACAAAAGAACCGAAGCAGAAAAAAAACAATTTGAATTTGTGATTGCTGAAGTTACTGAAGTTGTATTAGCCACGAGTGAGGAACAATAATGGGATTAGATAATATCGTATTCCAATATTCCAACGAGCTTGACGACAAAGGCGACAAGATTTATTTACCAATGGTAGATGAAAAGCTTGCGCGTCTTTGTAGGCAACTTACAGGCGGAATAGCTACCGACGATTCAAACTCTTTTAGAGGCAAAGTATATGCAAAGCTTTTAAAAGAAAAATGCTTCGTCGATTTATACAAGAGCGACGAGTGGACAGACCACGACTACGCAAAAGTAGTAGCGCAAATGTATATTAATGATTATGCCGAGAACGAATTCATTAATGAGTACGGGCATACAATTACAGTAAGCAACCAAATTAACTTGCGAAAGTTTTTCAGTTATATGCTGGAGCTTCGCAACAAGTTTGGGGACGAAGTACAGTTAGGAGCGTGGTACTAATGTCTGGTGGATTACCAAACAGAAGTGTATCAAAACACGCTAAAGGCAAGTACAATAATAAAGTGCAATTCGCTAGTGCGGGCATATCAGCTCGCAACAAAAGACGACTTGCAAAAAAACTAAAGAGAAAGAGAGGAAAGTAGTATGGCTACATACCCAGACTACCCAAGCGTTGTAGATTACGACACAGAACCAGAAGCGTCTGAATTAATTGAGGACGTATTCAAAAGTCTGCAAGAGGAAATCTTACAACCAGTAGCAGAAGCAATGAGGACTAACAACGAACTTACTAATAGTTCGCCTACCCTCAATCAAGTGTTTGGCTTGACACACGAAAAAATTGTCAAAGCTTTAAACATAGTGGACGCTTACAAGCAAAATATTAAGGAAGCTCAGGAGCTTGATAGGAAAGAACAACTTATCAGAGATAGCTTCGACCAGCCACCTTTTTAGGATAAGTTATGGTAAACAATTATCCAGACCTTATCTATCAAGAGTGGTTCTTTATTTTCTTTTCTACTTTTATGTTCACACATTTAGTATGGACAATACAAAAGAGATTAGAAAGAGAACCAAAAAAATCTGCGGACGAACTAATGGTAGAACAATATAAGAAAGTTTTACCAGAAGTTTGGGACAATAAAATTCCAGACGGTCAAAACGTTTTCCGCAAACCTAAAGGGCTTGTAGTTTACAAGTTCTTATCCCAGTAGGGCAATCGCTAGACAAGTGTCTAGCGAGGAAGTTATTAGGGAATTCACGAAATCTCCCTGTTTACGTACGACCTAGTAGCTTCCTCGTTAGGCACACGCTTAACACTAAGAGAAAGAGCAAAAATGAAAACTAGAAATATTGTTGGGACATTTCGAGGCGAAGTGATACCAGCTTATATTAAAAACAAAAGCCAGCTTGTTGCTTACGTTCTAGTTAGATACAGAAATGACGCGCCAATATCAAATGGCGAGTTTGTATTTGACTTACGTTGCACAAGATTCGGCGCAATAATACATAACCTACGTCATAATGACGGTTGGGTTATCCAAACAGTACAAGGTAAAGAACAGGGTAGATTTGTTTTTTACTTAGTATCAAAACCAGACGACGTTGAGGGTAATACAAACCTCAGATTAGTCTAGAAAGCAGGAGCAAATGATAAAGAACGATAACATCATTGTCGCTCAATGTTGCTTTAAAGGAGCTATTGACTTAGCCGTAGCCAATAAGATTACGGTTGACGAAGTCTTTACTCTTACGCAACAATGGACAGACGATATTATCAAATCTTACGGCAACGATAGTAAGACTACTGTTGTTAAAAGCGACGGTAAGCCAAGCTATCAGCCGAAAGATAACTACAAGAAAACTACTAATGGAAAGAGCGCAACAGTTAAGAATCCAGACGCACCAGTCAGCGATAAACAACTATGGCTACTCAATAAGTTAGTAGGCGAATTACCAGCAGACCAACAAAACGGATTTGCAGGATTAATTAAAGACAATATGAAAATGGGATTGGCTTCGTCATTAATCGGCGAAATGCAAGAGATTATTGACAGTCAAAAGCCAGTAGCTAAACCAATGGACGAAGTCAAGAAAGATTCAGACGGCGTACCAACAGAAGCACCATTTTAATATGCAGGACGGCAACAAGATACAAAGCGATTTATATTTCGCCATTGTTCCAGAGTGGATAATTGACGCGCCAATATCCGCTCAAGCCGTCCGCCTTTACGCAACGTTGCACCGATACGCAGACAAAAGCGACAAGACCTGTTACCCAGCTATCAACACGGTAGCCAAGCGTATGCAGGTAAGCGCTTCGACAGTTAAAAGAGCTTTAGAGGAATTAAAAGACATTAAAGCCATAACCGTAGAAGCTCGGTACAACAAAGCTACTGGCGAGCAGACCAGCAACTTATATACGTTGATGACAGTTCCAGCGTTCACATACGAACCACCCCAGACCAATTATGAGCTAGAGGGCAGTTCGTCAAAGAGCCACAAACTAAAGTCATATAACCATAGTAAGTTTGCCGAACAATATTCGGCACTAGTACAAGCTTTCTACAAGCCAGCTACTAAGACCGAAATTGGCGGATTCAATAAATGCGCAAAGCAATTACACGAAGCGGGAGCGACTTATGATGACATACTTGAAAGAGTATTGATATATAAATCCAAATGGTCTAATATGACTATTACGCCTTATGCAATTGTTAAGCATTGGTCGGCGTTAGGAATTTTAAAAGAGGAGCAAGTACCAAAAGAAGCGCCAATGTGCACTTCGGAAAAACATTTACAAGTAATTAAATTTGATGACGGATTTAGTTATTGTGCAAGATGTAGTACAGATTACCCAGAGAAAAATCCTTATGTACCAAGCTAAATAGAATTGGGGACAACGAGAAATAGAGCCGTAAGAGAACTACGGACGTGGTGCCTTTCCGAAGTATTAACTTCTAGAAGCTTCGCCATAGTTGAACATCTCAATCCCCAAATTCATATCCAAAGTTTTTTAAAACTTCAACACAAACATTTTCAATTTCGTCCAACTCAAAACTTACAATGCCCTTAGTAGAACCGTCAGGCATAGACACTTGTATAAATGGTTTAGACATACCTCCAAAAGCTTGATGTGAAACGTCAGATTGCTTTTTACTTTTGTAAAAGATTTTAGAAAGAGGTTCAACTTGTTTACCAGCTTTCACTTCAACCCTTAAACCAGTAGCCCAATTTTCCTCGTGAGCGTCTGCACCGTGAAAACGATTATCAGGAATACCTAACTTCTTACGAGCCAGATTCTGCTTACGCCTACCTTTAGAACGATTACGTCTATTGATACAAGTACGGCACTTACATTTAGTTTTTATTTCATTTGTATTAGGACACTTACCAGCCATACGCGTATTTGAATTTGGTTGCCCTATACCAGACCAGCCAGCGTACTTCTTAGCTTTATATTCAGCATAAGTTTCACTACCGTCCCAGCCATTAGTCATTAATTAATTTTTTTTCTTGAACCTTTAAGCGTTTTAAATATTCGCTATCCATAGAATCACAATTTTCCATACGTGTACGGTAATAACAAACAACAGAAATTCTTTCGCCGTCCTCACTATTTTTAATTAGCTCAGTATTTCCATGCCACTGATGAGCGTCAAAGATTAACAAGTCTTTATGTTCCATTTTAAAAGCAATACGATATTCAGGCAGAACCAAATAGCCACCAGCCATATCGCCCTTTTTAATACAAGCAAGAG